CGATCTCGTACAGTTCTTTGTGTTCTTCGCCGTAGCGTTGATACTCCAAACCAAACAAAGCGTTCAAACCGGGGAGCAACTCTTTAAGTAGCTGTGCACGTGAAATAGCCATTTATGTTACTCCTTCAGAGGCAGAGGACTGAGCGCCTGTGGCGTTGTAATACGAATGCACACCGAAGTTGATTTTCACCAAAACTTCCGTGAACTGCGTAAACACCAAGGTTGAACTTGCTGGGATAGCGGTCAATGTCATAGCAGCGCCACCAGCGGCAGCAGTTGCGTATTGTTGATTGACGACCACGGAGGTTGCGTTAGCGGCTGCGGCTGTAGAAACCCAGTTACCAGTCAGAACTGTTTGACCGTTTGCTGCAAGAAACGCAACATCAGTACCAACAGGCAAAGCTGAGAAGGCGGAGTTTGTAACAGTCAAAGTAGTTGTACCGCTTGACCATGTAGCTGTACCCAGAGCAACTGCGGTGTCAGGAACGACACCAACAACACGCACGGGCAAAGTTGAAGTGGTAGCAGCAGAACTTGCCAAGATACCGTTTGAAGAGTTGCCAGTAGCAACAGAACCAGCCAAGTTAGACACAGTCATGTTCAAGCCAACCATAGAGCGGGCGACAGAACCGACTGTGGTGCCACCTTGAGAGGTCACAACAGCAGCTTTAAACACAGTATCAGGATCATCGGAGATGATAGCTACTGCGTCACCAGACAAAGTACTTGCAGGCCAATATTGGCTGAAAGTCAATTGCTTGGTAATTGGATTGGTGAATCGGCATCCGAGGAAGATACCAACTTGACCGTAGCCAGTAGCACCGGTAGTGGCAGAACCACCATCAGTAACTGCGAGGCGTGTGGTCAAACCACGTGTGATGTTAACAAAATCGCCGTAAAAAATGTTGGTAGAGTATCCATACTGGATAGGGATTTCACGAGTAGAACCCGCAAAAACCTGACCACCAATCAAATTTATCGGCTGTAGGCCGTAAGGGGCCGAGACCGTGGGATAAGCCATTTAAGACTCCTTGAAAAGTTTAAGTTCCAGAACCAAAAGAAACATTAGATTTTTTCTCGACGATCATCGCCATGTTGGATCTAGTGTCTCTGTCACGAAGAAAATTGTTATCCACCGACTCCACAATAAGTTTGTTTTTCTCCTCGTGCTTTTTGGCACGCGAGATAATCTTCTCTTTTGGGATACGGCAAAGTACCAATCCGCCCACTTCAACTCCGCCCTTGAAAGGGCCTTCTAAAGTGGCGTGCATTTGAAGTTCAGGGTAGTCCTCCGCTTTCACGGGTTCATATCCTTCCCTCCGCCTAGAAGAAATGTTACGGGGATCTGCTTCCCCTGCCATGCTGACACGAATATAGCGATGATGCCAACCCGGACGTTCATTAGGCATAGGCAATGTATCGGGTTCTACCCAATCTTCTACTCTATTCCAATCCGGGCGGTTATCTAATTCGCGGTCTAAACGATTTTGTTGTTTAGTTTCTTTAGTTTCAGCCATGATTAACCATTCCTTTTAAGTTGAGCAACCTGTTTCGCGTATTCTTCAATGGGCACCCCAAGTCTGCGTGCAATCGCAGCTTCTGATGCTTTTAAACGAATACGATTAGGTGGAGTACTACGCGAGGCCGGAGCCACAGGCGAAGTAATTCTTGTTGCACGGCGCGGCGGATCATCATCATCATCCTCGTCAACCGGTTCTGACGTTCTTTTCTTGGGAGGCGGTTCGTCATCCTCATAGCTCTGGTCACTCTCAAAGTGCTCAGGAAATCTTTTGCGCATCGTTTTGTCGATGGTTTGAAAGTACTCTTCAGTACCTACATAGTCCGCACCATACTCTTTCTGCAAGCGCCTGTCAATACCCATTGCAGTCATAGTCATCTCATCGTCTTTACCCCACCAATCACTGTTGGTATCTATCCACTTTTTGGTGCGGGGGGTAAGGTTGGGTTTTTCTGGTTGCGCGGGTGCGTACTCTCGCTCATCCACTTCAATGGGCTTCATACCACGGGTTTTATCTAGCTTTACTGTAGCTTCAGCAATATTTGCCTGTGCATCAGCTAAAGCATCTACATCCCCCGCTTCGTAGGCTTCTTTGTACTTTTTCTTCTCGGATTCAAGCTCAATCGCAGCAGAAGATTGTGACTGCTCGATCAGTACCTTACTCCCGCTAGAAAGTTGTTGTTGAAGTTTTTTGTTTTCCTCAACGACTTGTCGTGCGTATATTTCAGCGGCTTCACGTTCCCGCAACGCAGTTTCTTTTGCCCGGCGTTCGTCGTGGTAGCCACGAGTGAATTTCTTCATCCGTGCCTGAACTTTTTCATCGTACGAAGCTAGTTCATCGTCGGATACATCCTCGACGGGTTCTTTCATAGGCTTGCGCCCACGGTCTTCCGGTGGAGTATCGTCCTCTATTTCAATCTCAAACTTGTCTTCTTCTTGTGCTTTCCCCTTTTTATCGGGGTCAGGCAATTCATAGTCGTCTATCATGTGTTACTCCTTATGCTCGTGTAATGCCACGGGGGTCTTCAACTACTGCCTCGATTGAGGTGTCATTGATGATGCGAAATTCTCGACCATGAATCTTCAAGCGGGTGCCCGAATTGGGTCGAACGATGATGAAGTCACCTTCCTTGCATGACGGCCCACTGGGGAAGCGAGATGCATCTTTATATGCATCAGGGCCAAGCTTGACTACAAACAGGACTGGGGTCAGTACCTCTTCATAGTGCATGGTGTCCCCTGCTTTAATGATGCCAACCTCGCTATCGTGGTACTGCTCCATCGCTTCTGGAACAACGCACAGAATGTGGAAAGTTTTTGGGTCGGGCAACTGCTTCGCTTTCTCCTCTGCACTCGTGTTCAGAATGCCGGATAAATCTACCGCAGCGGTATCAAATTCACTCATCTTCAAACTCCATTTTTTGCACAAGGTCTCTGACAAGTTGATCTGCATGGGTCAGACCTCGGATGACCCCGCAAACATGCCGATATTCGGCAAAATCTTTTGCACCGCCGCCAGTCAAGAAAACAGCCTGATCCTCACGTAATTTGCTGATTTCTTTTAGGAGGTACGGGAATGCCTGATGGTTCATTTACTTCCCTTTTTGGTTGCTGTTTGTTTTGCGCCGTACGTTGCGCCATCTGCACGGCCATTTGAGCGCGGTGCTTGGCAGCGTCAATGCCCATACGTACACCCTCTGCTTCCATCTGCTTACTTAGTTGATCCCGCTTGGCAGCGGCTTGCGCCCCAACCTGCATGGCAGCGATTTCTTTTTGAGCCGCGATACGGGATTCTTCGATACGCAACTGATCGGCCTTGGCCGCAGCGTCGATTTGTTGCTTCTGTTGCTTCAACTGCAACTCGCCTTGCTTGATCTGAAGTTCTTGCATCTGCATCTGAACAATCGGGTCTTGCATCTGCTGCTGAGCTTGCTGCTGCTGAGCTTGCTGTTGGGCCTGCTGCAATAGCTGTTGAGACGCTTGGGCAGTCATCATGGCGATTTGATCGGCCAATTCTGGGGAGACTTGTTTGTTCTGCTCTTCGGTTGGCAACGGTGTACCAATGGCCATCTCCACCTGCTTGCGATACTCAAATGCAATATGCTCATTGATGTGCGCCATAGCTGCGGCCATGATTGCTTGAGCCTGCGGATTCATCTGCATCAACTGCATGATCTTTGGATTCTGTATTGCCGCCATGTGTGCTTGAATATGAGCCTCGTGGTTTTGTTCAATGAACGCTTTGACCGGCTTCATGATGAGCAGGTTCTGGTTCTCCTGCACTGGATCGGTTGGCACTTGGTCATCCTCCACCGGCACAAGCTTGCTGGCGTTCTTGATGCCCAGCACCTCAATCATCTGGCGATGCAACAGAGGTAAGTTATAGAGTTGTGGTGCAGACTGAGCCAACTGAAGAACAGCTTGATACTGCACAATCTTCTGTGCCATCGTTGCTGCATTTGGGTCACTGACAGGAATAACATCTGTGCTGTCATAGTCCGATTTCTTGGCCTTACGGCCTGCATCTTCCGGCTCATAGTCGTACTCCTCGGGCGTGTAGTCGGCAATGATGGTCTTGAGTAAGCGGAACTCTTGCTTCATGGTGTAGTGCAGACGGGCTTGGACAGCCGTCATCACCTTGAGTGTTCTCTCCAACAGCGCCAGCGTAGTGCCCACCGGTGCGTTGGTACTCATATCCGACACGTTCATATCGCCACTGGAGGCAAACGCACGGCCTTCTTGCACA